TTCTTCGAGATCTTTATTTTCTTCGAGATCTTTATTTTCTTCGAGATCTTTATTTTCTTGAGGATTTGTAAATACATTCACAACGTTGTTAACAACTTCATCTAGATTATTAGCATTAGAAGTATTAGTATTTTCACATGATGAATTACATATACTCCATGCATGATTATATTCAGCAGTTCCTGGTATAAATTCTTCTGCTATCGGACATTCTGGAGCACAATTGAATTCATCAGTATTTGGTCTTAAATATTCGTAATTAGTTAAAGGATTTAATGAGGGACGCATTAAACATAAAGCAATTAAAAATAATATGAAAAATATTATAATATACTGTATAAGCGTAGTGTTCATTATATTATAATAATAAAATTTAATTAATATTAAATCTAATTTTGGGTTTTATGATTTAAAATATGAATTTCCTTAAGTTTACGTATTTTGTGATTATATTAGTGTTTTAAGAATGAGTGTTTATGCTAATAAGTTATTTGATATTATATTTTATCATGAGTTAAAGATAAATATTAAGAATATAAGTTATTTTTACGAAACGTTGGGTAGATTTGTATTTAAAGTACCTATAATTTCTCTTTGTTCTTGATCTTGTTGAATGAGTGTTGCTATTTTGGAATTCATAGTAGTCCATTTATTGAATAAATCTTGTAATCTATTTTGTGATATATCAGCGAGTTGATCTTGAATATTGTTGGAGTTATCACTGATTTGTCCTTCAATAATTTGTATTCTAGAGGTTAAATCTTGAATAATGTCGGAGTTAGCGCTGATGTCTGCTGTATTTTCGATTGTATCTCTATATAATTGAGTGATATCGGATGTATTAAAGTCAACATTTGTTGCGAGGATATAATGATTGGACGATAGATCGGAAAGTTGTGTATTGAGTGATATGTTATCAGCTTGTAATGTGTTAATACTGTTTTTATTTTGTTCTTCTGCCTCTGTGAGTGTTTGTAATTCTGATGCATTATTTGTGTTCGAAGATGTGAGCTGTGATCGTAATTCTTGAATATCAAAATTAACCTGTGAATAATTTGTTTCTAATGCGTTGATATCTGTAGTGATATTTCCTAATTCACCTTGAAATGGATCTGTGTTACCATCAATATTATCTAGTCTTTGTTTTAAACCAGCAATATTAGCTATATTATCGAATTGCGCTGCGTTTTCTTGATAATAAGTAATAAAATTAGATAAAGATTCGCGGGCAGCAGCATCCATGAAAGTAGCATCTTGTCCTTTTTCACCGCGAGGTCCTTGGGGTCCAGTATTTCCAGTTTTTCCGGTTAAACCTTTTGGTCCTGTATCGCCTTTATCGCCTTTATCGCCTTTATCGCCTTTATCGCCTTTTGCGCCGGTTGATCCCCGTGGACCAGTTTGTCCTCGTGGTCCTACACGTCCATTATTTCCACGGTGTCCCCTATAACCACGAGGACCACGAGGACCACGAGGACCGGTAGCACCAGTTTTTCCTCGATCGCCGGGGAGCGGAGGTTTATATTTTGGTTGGAGAGATATAATAAGTTTTTTCAATTCATCTTCGTTCATTTTATTTTTTGCAATAAGTGCTTCTATATCTTCCTTTTTCATTCGTGCGGGTTCTTCTTCAAATCGTTTTGCAATAGCTGCGTTTATATCTTCCTCACTGAATGTATAAGCTGTTGAGTCATAAGAGTCAAAAGAGGCGGGAGAAGATTGTTTGACTGTATTTACAGTATTTGATTTGGAAACTGTGGGATTTGTTCTAGTGTTTGTTCTAGTGTTTGTTCTGGAAGTTTCTCTACTTTTATATTCATAATTATTTAAGGGATTAAAAGATGGATTAAGTAAATAAAAAATATAAAAAGATAAAGCTAGTAAAAGAGAAATAAATAATAATAAATGTTGTTTCTTCATTATATTAATGTGATAAAAAAATTGAAAATAATATTGTCATTTGATTTGATAAGATATATAAAATGAAAATATTATTTTTAGATACGGAAACTACAGGGTTACCAGAAGAAAGAAATATATCGGTATACAATACAGAAAAATGGCCATATGTAATACAATTAAGTTATATAATAATTGATACAGATATGAATGAAGTGGTACATACATATGATAGTATAATTAAATTAGAAGAAAATGTAAATATAACAGAAAAAAGTATTACTATGCATGGAATTACTAAAGAACAATCGCATAATGAAGGTGTTGATATTAGTAATGCATTAATAGAATTAAATGAGAATTTAATGGAAATAGATTTGATAGTAGGACACAATATATCATTTGATAAAAAAATAATGATAGTGGAAAATATTAGAAAAAATATATTTTCATTATTTCCTAAAAAGACATATTTTTGTACAATGAAGAATTATACAGAATTTTGTAATATGCGTGGGGTGCGTAAAGATGGTAGTAATTATATAAGATATCCAAAATTAGTAGAATTGTATGAGAAATTATTCGATAGTGTACCGGAAAACTTGCATAATTCTTATAAAGATGTTTTAGTGTGTGCGAGATGTTATATGAAAAAGGAATATGATAATGATATATTAGAGACATCGAAAACATTTAATATGGAATGGATGAAATGTTAGAGGGGGGACCTAGGTTCGCCCCTTACCCCCTCCTTGAGGTAAATTTTTATAAATCTAGTACAAAAATAGGAAAAAAGAGGGTAACCTAGGTTCTCCCTCTAGAGTCCACCTTTATCTATTTTTGTTTTTTTCATAATGGATTTGCTAATAGCATTAAGATTAACATCTGTGGTAACTTTAGAGACGAGATCTACATAAGGATCTTGATTTGTTTCTTCTAATTGTGTAATACCTTTAAGATGTTTTTTTTGCATTTCAAGGATGGAATTTTTAATTTTATTATTTTCATCATCTTTTTGCCATACATTTTCGTCTTTAACATATACAATTTCACGTTTAATATCTGTACATTGTATAGGTCTTTTATTATTTTCAAGTTCTTCGAGATTTTGTAAAAAAATATTAGTAACGCTATAATCGAGACCTTCATTTCTAACTAAATCTAAATCAGAAGCTTGTATTTGTATTTTAGATAAGAAATCTTGTAAATTTACAGCATCTTTGCATGTTTCGTTGAGATAAACATGTAAATTGAATGAATTATTAATTTGTGTAGGTTGTTCTTCTAATCGTTTTTTAATTTGTTGATTTTCAAGTAAAAGGAATTTATTAGTTTCTAAAATTTGATCAATTTTTTTTTCTAGGTTATTGCATTTTTTTTTGTGTTTATTTTATGATTGTCGATGTGAATATTCTTTACCACAATTACAAATATATTTATAATTGTTGATTTTTTTAATAGAGTTATTATTATTTTTATTTTTGGACATAGTTCGTTGATGATGTTTTAATGTTTCTAGATGTTTTTCAAAATCAGAACTTTTATTACATGTATAATTGCAAAATTCACAAGTATATTTTTTTTGTATGTCCATAGTAAATAATATTTAATGTTATAATGTATTCTTACAAAAATTTTAAGTTTTATTAAATAAAATAAAATAAAATAAATGGAGGTAATCTAGGTTTCCTCTTACCCCTTCTATTTTTCCTATTTTTGTACTGGGATTATAAGAATCTACCTCAAGGAGGTGGATGAGGTGCGATCTGGGTTTACCCTATTTATAAAGTGTTATTTTTTATTACCTATTTTAGGTATATTAAATTATAAAAATTGAAATAGATTTAAAGGGTAAATGAATTAAGATATTAAGATATTAAGATGAGTGAAATGCTAATTAATGGAACAGTGCTATCGACAGATGATATTTATTACACGAAACCAAAGATTAATCAATCGGGTGGTAAAAATGTAGGAATTCTGAATAGTAAATATAAGAAGACACTGTGTATTAGTACACCTCTAATGCTTACGTGGGGAATTAATGAGAATGATTTTGAAGGTCGTGGTAATAAAAGTTATGATCTATCGCTTCAATTTCCTCGTGAGCAAGATTCAAATTATACAGACGATACACAAAAACTACTAAAGAATCTATCTGATTTTGAGAATAAGATTAAGGAAGATGCTGTAGTAAATTGTAAGGATTGGTTTGGAAAAAAGATGTCACTTGAGCAGATTGATGTACTATGGACGCCGATGCTGAAATATCCTAAAGATCAAGAAACTCTTGAACCAGATAAGAGTCGTATGCCGACGCTTCGTGTAAAACTTCCTTATTATGATCGTGTATTTAAGATGGAACTATATGATACGGATAGGAATCGAATTTTTCCAAATGTCGATAATCCGGGTCTTCTACCTATGAATCTAATTGACAAAGGTCAAAATATTGCGGCGGTTATTCAGTGTGGTGGGATTTGGTTTGCTAATGGTAAATTTGGAACAACATGGAAACTAGTACAAGCGGTAGTGCAACCGCGTGCTAGTCTTCTAGGACAGTGTCATATTAATCTATCAAAAACAGAACAGGAACGTATGAAAAGTGAAGCAAATGATCCAGTAAACGAAGAAGATACTATGGTTCAAGATTCAGATGATGAAAAAGAATTAATTGGTGTAGAGGAAAATAAAGTGGAAGAAGAAGAGGAAGAAGAAGTAGTACCAGAGCCAGTAAAAAAACGTAAGCCGGTAAAGAAGAAGAAAACAGATGATTAAATAAAGTTGGGTGTATAAATAATAATATAAGATATAAAAGAATGATAAATATAAGATATAAAAAATGATAAATATAATAAAAGAATGATAAATATAAGATATAAAAAATGATTATATCTTATATTATGATTGAATGTATATATAATATTTTTTTTTAACATAAAAGGAGTGATTAGGAGGTATCTATATTTTCCTCTTTATTATATAATATAGTTTGATTTTCTATAATAAAATTAAGAAATAATAATTCAAGATGATAAATAGGTCTATAATTGTTATTATATTGAGAATAGAAAGTGAAAATATTTTGGGATAAATCATTTGGGATATAATTAATTTTATGATGTTTATAGAAATTAGTAATAATAAACCAAATACATTCATCAATATTGATATTATAGATGAGGATATCATATAGAAGTTTTCTTAAATCGTAAATATTAACATTATTAGAAATGATCATATTAAATAAACTTTTATGTATATTAAAAGTGTCCATATGAATATTATATTTCAATGATTTAATAGATGAAATTGATGAGAAATTGTTGGAGCAATTTTTAGATATTTTTTTATAATTATTAATAGAAGGTCGTGGAAGAGTGAGAATATAAGATGCGTTATAGATATTAGTATTAATATTAGAAATATTGTTAGTGTTAATAATGAAATAAATATTAATATGTTTGTGCATGAATGTTTGCATATATGAGTACATAGCTTCATGTAGTTCATTATGAATATATTGAAAATTTTTACAGATAATAAAAAACAAAGGATAGTTATTGGAATAAATAATGTTTAAAAGATTAAAAAAAATATCATTCCAAATAGATTTAGAATTGCATCCTAATGTAAAGAAGTCGATTTCAATATGAACATCACTGAGTTTAAATATAAATTTAGATTTATCGTTTGATGGGTTAGAAATGGTAATTTTTTTTTGATATTTGAGATTGAAGTTGCTGAAGGGATAAATAAATTGTAAGGATTGTGAATATTTACCGATACCAGAAGGTCCGTGTATAATTAGATGATATGGATTTTTATAAAATAATTCATATAGTTCATTATTTTTTGAATGTAAATTATGTAGATGAATTGCATCGAGATATTGTGAAAAATCGGATTCGTGAAATTTCATATTTAAATATACTGAAAATACAGTATTTAAATAAGTAAATGTTATACATATTAGATGTATATAACAACAAATATATTAGATTTTAAAATAAATTATATATTTTTACATGAACCGGTAAAGAATATAATGAAAACGGGATGTGAATTCATGAAGATATTATATTCGAATAATACATTTGTAATGAATGGTGTATATATTAATATAGATTTTAATAAGATAGAATTGCAAAAACGAAAAGATATATATAAAATAAAAATAGATAAAGGATCAAATAAAGAGATATTAGATATGATATCGAAGATAGAGCATGATATATTAGATTTATTACCGAAAGAATTAATAAAGATTTATACATTAGATAATGAATATGATAAATGTCGTCAGTTAAAGAGATATAGTAATATAGAATTAAAAAATGGATTATATGATAATTTTACTTGTACGTTGCGTATATTTGGTGTTTGGAAAGATTCAACAAGATGTGGATTAAATTATCAATATATGGTATATTAAGTAAGGTGGAACCCCTTATATTTTTTTTCCTATTTTTGTACTGGGATTATAAGAATATATTGCGGATGGGTAAGGGGATCTAGATTATTCTTTAACTAGTATTATTTTTGAATATTGTATGATAAGGCGTTTTTTTCAAATAAATACCAAATAAATAATGAAATCATAGAGATCATAGAAATATTCTTAAATAAATTTGGATCATCGAACAGTTTTAATTCGGTAGTTGCAGAAAATATAGTTAATACGACTAGAATGGTTTTTAATAATGCATAAACAGTGCTTGTTTTATAAAACTGAATACTTTCAACAATAATTAAAATATGGAGAATAATAAGACCTAAAACGGGTGTAATGCTAAATGTATTATTGTCACGTTGACGATTGTTAAGTTTATAAACAAATAAAATAAGAAGAAGTTGTAGAATAATAAAATTAGTGTAATAAAAATCAGAATAGGAAAAATGTATAATAAATAAAGCAGAAAAGAAAATAGAAATCCAGGCTATTTCAAAACTTTTCATTTTTATTCTTTAGATTATAGAAAGAAAATTATATAAACATTTTGTCTATATATATAGTAATATAGTATGTTTAATAATTTAAAATATGATATAAATTGTGAAGACAAAATATTTAATGGTATAAAAAAGGATAGAGTTCCTAGATTATGTGATTATAATGAAGTATTAAATAGAAGATTGACATTAGACAAATTGAAGATTTTAAAGAAAAAGTATAATGTGAAAGGGAATTATAATAAAATAGAATTAGCAAAAGTATTATATAATTTAATGCGTATAAAGTATAGTATTGAAGTTATAATACGTAATTTTAGGATTTATGTGTTGAGAAAATATAAAAAGTTATTGAAGCATAATAATGAATATGTAAATACAGAAGATTTTGAAAGTTTGGAATTATTAAAAAAAATAAATAAATATGATTTAATGGGTGTGGAGGAAGATGATAAGGTATATGGTTTTGATATATTATCTTTTGAGAATTTATTATTAAAATATAAAGAAAATGCATTTAATCCTTATACTAGAAATATGATTACGGATGATGTGCGTAAAAGATTTAAAGAGATAATATATTTGAAGAGATTATATAATTATGGTGTAAAAATAAAACAGATAAATGTAGTAAATGAAACGGTAGAAGGTCGTTTACGAGAAATATTTTATAATATAAATAGATTAGGTAATTATGCTGATTCGATATGGATAGAGGAATTATCGAAAGAGAAATTAATAACCTATATATATGAATTGGCAGATATATGGGAATATAGGGCGAATTTAAGTCAAGAAAGTAAGATTAAAATTTATAGAAATTCGAATCCATTTAGTGATATAAGAATGTCTAGATTGATAGTAGATACGGAAGAAGTGTTGAAACAAAAAATAATAAGAATAATAGAGAGATTAATAAGTAGTAGAGAGCAAGAGTATGCATCTTTAGGTGCATTTTATGTATTAGGTGCATTAACAATAGTAAATAATAATGCGGCGGAGGCGTTGCCTTGGTTGTTTCAGTCTTTTTATCATACAAATATATGATAATAATAAATAAAGGCGAATAAAGTACTTAAAAAGTATTACAGCTAAATAAGTATAATGCCTGCCCAAAAGAAAGCCGATAAAACCACATCAGAAAAACAACCAGCCAAAAAGGCCGCCAAATCGTCTAAAGTCACACCACCACCAGTAGTAGAACCAGTGAAAGTAGAAGTAGCTAAAGAAGAAGTAGTAAGCAAAGAAGAAGTAGTAGAAAATGTAGTAGAAGATGATGTAGGAAAGGCGTTTGCGGATCTTCTACAAAAGCTTCAGACATTAACATCGACATTTACTGCAGTAAAACAAGATTTTAAGGCTCTTGAAAAAAGATACATGCGGGAACTTCGTGCTGCTACAAAAGCTGGTGATAAGAAAAAGAAATCGGCTAATAGCAAACCTAGACAACCGAGTGGTTTTGTAAAGCCAACAAAAATTAGCACAGAACTAGCTAAATTTCTAGGAAAGCCAGAAGGTTCGGAAATGGCTAGAACAGAAGTAACTCGTGAAATTAATAAATATATTCGTGCGAATGATCTTCAAGATTCGTCGAATGGAAGAAAAATTAATCCTGATGCTAAATTACGTGGACTACTTCAAGTACCAACAAGCGATGATCTAACATATTTTAATCTTCAAAAATATTTAAGCAAACATTTTCCTAAAGCTGTAGTTGTTGCGGCTGCTCAGTAATTTGTGAAATATAATTTTCATTAAACATATATTTATCATGGATATTAGTAAATAAATAATATTGTTTATTACTGATAATATTATTGGTGTAACACCATGTTAAAAATGATTTATTTTTGAGTTCTGTTTGTATATAAAAATAATACAAACAAAGCGATATATAAATATCATATGCTTTATTATAATCTGTGCCGGATAGGATACATATTTGTTGAAAATCATAAAGAGATTTAATATATAGTGATTTAATTAGACTATTAGTATGGACAATAGTAAAAATGTCTTTATCGAAATCGATATTATAAATAACAAATTTAGAACCATAAACAAGTAGATCAGTGTCTTCTGTAATAACAGCGAATGAGTTATTATTGATATTATGTTTTGCACATATACAATCAGCTTCATGTTTTGCTTGAATAATATCAAAACCGTATGATTGAATTAAATTTTTAATATTGTTAAATTCATAGGAATGAAGTTTAGTAGATTGATTTTCGTGATATTTTAATTTTTTTTTAAGTGTTTTAAGTTTATTTTTATGTGTTGTGTTTAATATTTTATCTTTAATAGAATTAGCAATTAATTCGGATTTTTCGCGTTTTTGTTTTCGGTTATCGATAGTAAATTGTTTATTAGATTCTGGAATACCATCGAAAACAAATATAGGTGTAATATTATATAAAATAAATTTATTTAACATATTATCAAATTGTTGTTCGAGGGCATATGTAGATTTAAATTTATACATAAATATATTAGTATCAATAATTAATGTTTGATTTGAAAGTGAAAATAACGATAATGTAGTGTAAGCATTTTTACAATGTTTTTCAATAATAGTTTTTAAAAATCTAACTCCCATTAGATATTTTTATAATAATAATTATCTGTATAATTATTATTTTCAATTTTAGGGGGAACC